TTATGGTACAGAAGAACAAGAAGAAAAAACTAAACTAGATAAAGAATTTGCTAGATTAGGTCCTCCTAACTTTACATTTGATTCTGGTTCACCTGCTGCAACTAAACAATTAAGAGATAAATTTTTACTTGCTGATTGTGGTTCAATTAACTTACAAATTGATGAAATTGGTTCAAACCTTGTAGGTAATGGAGAATTATTACATTGCTTCTTAGAACTGTATGATAAAGGTAAAATCAAACAAAAGATTACTAAACAATCTAATGATAACAAAAGATCAGAAGATCTTGATGGTTGTACTCCAGCTAATATGTTATTGTTTGGTACACCTTCTAAGTTACTAGATGGTGGTAAAACAGAACAAGAATTTTACGAATTACTAGAAACTGGTTATGCTCGTAGATGTATTTTTGGTCATGGAATAAGATCTGTTAAAGAAGATGATCCAACAGATGCTATAGCTATTTTTAACAAACTATCTTCACCACATAATAAACAAATCATTGATAAATGGTCTAATCATTTTATTAAATTAGCTGATCCAGTAAAGCATAATATGGCTTTAGAGATGGAAGATGATGTTAGTATTTTATTGATCCAATACAAACTAAACTGTGAGAAAGCAGCTAGTTTATTACCAGAATCTGATGAAATTAAGAAATCTGAAATAGCTCATAGATATTTCAGAGTATTAAAGATTGCAGGAATATATGCTTTTATTGATGAATCATTATTTATTGAAATATCTCATATTGAATCTGCAATTAAACTTGTAGAAGAATCTGGTAAAGCATTTCAAAAGATTCTTACTAGAGAAAAGAATTATGTTAAATTAGCAAATTATATTGCTGAGTCAAAACAGAATTTAACTCATGCTGATTTACATGAAGCATTAGCTTTCTATAAAACATCATCAACTCAACGTAATGAACTTATGAATCTTGCAATGGCTTGGGGATATAAAAACTGTGTTATTATCAAGAAAGAATATATTGATAGTATTGAGTTTTTTAGTGCTGATAAGCTAAAAGAAACAAACATAGATGAATTACTATTATCTATGTCAACAGATTTAGCTTATAACTATAAAGCTAATTTAATACCATTTGATCATCTTATTGGATTAACTGAAACAAATGATATTCATTATTGTAATCATCAATTTGATAAAGAACACCGTAGTGATAGTAATACAATTAATGGATTTAACACAGTTGTATTAGATGTAGATAATGATAATCCAAATGAACCAATCATAAGTATTGAACTTGTAAAAGTATTGTTAAAAGAATACACATTCTTCTTACATACCACTAAAAGACATACTGACGAACAACCTAGATTTAGAATTATATTACCTATAAAATATATTCTTCGTTTTGGTTCAGATGAATATAGACAGTTTATGAATAATATATTTGAATGGATACCGTTTAAAGTAGATCATTCATATAACAGTAGATGTAAAAAATCTATGTCTAATGAAACAGACATATATCATTTAAATGAAGGTATGTTGTTAAACCCATTACCATTTATTCCTAAGACTTCTAAGAATGAAGAATTTTTATCTAATAATATTAAACTAAGTTCACTTAATGCTATTGAGAAATTTTTTGCTTTAGAAATGCAAGAAGGTAATCGCAATAACACATTTTTAAAATATGCTTTATGTCTTAAAGATGCTGGATATAACTATGTTGATATTGAGAATAAAATTCTTAATCTTAATAAACAAATTCCTAATCCATTAACTGAATTAGAATTAAAAAATACTGTACTATTAACTGTAGCTAGGAAAGTGAAGTAATGCAGCACAATATGTTAGACTACTGCTATGTTTTGATACACACAAAATTGAATATTGATTTAATTAATAATCAATTAATTAAATTAAATTTAACTACTGACGATTTAATTAATAAATATTTAGAGATGTATAAAATAATATTTAAATCAGTTTTAATGAAACATGATCTTACTATTGATAATACGCTTATTGGTTATTTAAACGACTTATTAAAAAAAGATGCTTTCACATATATAGATTCAAGACAATTATACATTTTATCATTATTGTTAAGACTTCCTGTAAATGATTTAATATTAAAAGATAAAAAGAAAGAAGAAAATGACAAGTAATGTAATAATGATCAGAGGAGAATCTGGTGCAGGTAAATCAATGTCTGCAAGAGATTTTCCTGATCACGGACGTATCATAAACATGATATGTGATTCTAATAAGAAACCTCCTTTTAAAAATAACTTTAAAAATGTTGTTATTGTTGATCCAATAGAAGTATTAGAGTATTTCGATGACATACAACAAACAACAAAATATGATGCAGTGTTATTAGACACTGTAACATTTTTAATGCAGAAGTATGAATCTCAATATGTAGTAGGTAGTGCTAATGGACAAGTGGCTTGGGGTAATTATGCACAGTTCTTTAAAACACTTATGGAACAAAAATGTTCTACTTGTCCTATAGATGTAGTCGTATATGCTCATTCAAGTTCAGTATTTGATGCTAAGAAAGGTCAGTTTAATATATCTGCACCTGTTAAAGGATCACTTAAAGATACTAAACTAGAAGCGTATTTCACTACTGTACTATCAGCAAAGAGTGTTGAGTTGGATCAACTTGAACCATACATAAAAGATAATCCATTACTTAATATTACAGAACGAGATAGAGATATTGGAAACAAATATGTCTTTCAAACAAGAGTAACCAAAGATACTGTAGGGGAGATTATTAAATCTCCTGAAGATCTATTTACTAAACAAGAAACATTTATAGATAATAATGTCTATGCTGTTTTAGAACGACTAAAACAATACTATAACTAGAAAGGAAACAAACAATATGTTTGATAATTTACACATCACTAAAATTGAAGGTGATGACGATACTATTGGAGGCAACTATTCTTTATTTGATAGTAATCTTTACGATGCTACTATTAAAGTAGTATATTTAGATAAAGCACAAAATTCTGAATCAGTAGCTGCACACATTATTATAGATATTAATAATCAAGAACTTTCAGACAAAGTATTTATTACCACTAAAGAAGGTAGTAACTTAGATAAGAACGGTAAACCATTAAAAGGTTATAATCTTATTAATTCTTTATGTCAGTTAGTTACTGGTTCAAAAGGAGATGTTAAAGATTTTACTGAATGTCTTGCTCGTAAGAAATCTAAAATGATTGAACTATACGACTATGAGTCTAAAGAAAAAATACCTACATCTAAAATAATTTTACCAGATTTAACAGATGCTAAAATTGTTGTTGCTGTTTTAAAAGTTTTAACTGATAAGAAGAAACAAGAAAATGGTGTATGGATTGTCGATGGTTCAAAAGAAGCTAATGTTATTGATAAATTTCTTACAGTAAAAAATCATTATACATTTACCGAAGCAACAAGAGATGATGATATTGATCCAAATGCAATATCTTGGAAAGAAACATGGTTACAAAAAAATCTAAACAAAATCCAAGATAAAACAACTAAAGGATCTACATCAAATTCTGCTGTAAAAACAGCAGGAACTAAGCCTACAACAACAACAAAAAGAACATCTTTATTATAGGAAAAACTATGTCTAATCCAGATATGATTATTACAATTACAGAAAAATTAATTGTAGAAGCAATTATTGATCATCTTAAAACTACTCAATTAAAAGATGCAGATCACAAACATATTACTGTTGATTTTACAGCAGGAAGAGGTGCTAATGGTTTATCAGCTACAATCAATATTTTTGATTCTGTTGCTAGTACAACTGTAACAGTTACTCGTCCAATCATTGAACCAGTAAAAGAAGAAGCTCCTAAGAAAGTTCATAAACTTATTACTACAAAAGAAGTTCTTGAACCAGTAGAAGAAGTAGAACCAGAAGTAATTGAAGAAGAGGTTACTGTTGTAACCCCTACAACAATTAAACAGTCTGTATTTAAAATTCAAGAAGATGATGAAATTCAATCTGAACTTGAATCAGTAGAAGAAGAAGTCAAACCTGCTGCTAAAAAACCAAGATTTAATTTGTAAGGTAGGTATCTATGAATACTACTACTAAACTACTTATAGCTATAGGTGTATTCGTACTATCTTTTTTATTATTATTAGGAGGAACATATCTTATTGTTCCTCTTATAATTGCAGCTATTGTTTATGGTTTCTTAAATGAAACTAAAGACAATGATGATACTAACTAATAACATTTAATAATGGATTATGTGCAGCAGGACGTAATAAGTTATTAACTCCTACTCCTGAGAAGTTAGTAACAATATTATCTTGTATTGGTGTACCTAATCCATAAGCAGGAAGTTCTGATGCAAACAATGATCCAAGCAATGATTTGAACGGATTATTGACAATCATTCTTCCTGCTACTTTTAATGATCTTATTTTAAAATTCCAAAACCATAATAATCCAACAGACTCTAAATACGATCTAGTACGTCCAGGTAAAAAATTATAATTAATAAATTCCTCAGATACTAATCGTTTAGCATTTTCCATATCCATATTTTGATTTTCTACTAAATGATTATAGTAAATTGCTTTACTAACATAATCACTATACAAAACAGTTTGTACTAAGCCTTTATATAACGCAGTATCTTTAGCTACAATAGCATACTTACTAACTGTTTTTAATGATTCAGGTATCTTACTATTTACTTTTTTTGTATCTACAATTTTATTAATTTGATTATTTAAAAACTCTCCAATATTATTTGCAGATAACAATCCATCAATTTCACTAACACCTTCATTAACAGCAGAAAACTCTCCAGCATCAACTAATGGTTTAATAGATAAATTATTTAAAACTTCTTCAATAACTTTAAGTTCTTGTTGTAATTTCTTCTTTGTTGGTTCATCAACAGAAGGTAATATTGTGTTTATCTTAATTTCTCTTAATTCATTTTTATGATAAAGTTTTAATTCAGATAACGCTTTTAAACCATTTTTAGCAATGTATGTTAATGGTACTCCATTCATCACTAATTGTAATATATTACTTGCTGTATTAGAAGCAGGGACAACAATAGATTTTAAATAAATCCATTCTTTTGTGTATTTAACATATTCTTGTAATCCATCTTCAGCATTTTTAAGATATATATACGCTTTTGATCCAAGAACTAATCTCATCATTTTTTCAATAACATCTTTTGTTTCTTTTGATAATTTTGTTTTACCAGTAAATAAATCACTAACAGAAGGTAATCTATAACCTAATGAATTGTTTATTAAATCATTTCTAACAAAGAATTTATCTTTACCAAATACAGATTCTATATATGTTTTTGTTTCACTAGGGATAACTCTCCATGTATCTTTGATCACTGGATCAATAGATGTAGCAATATTTGTATATGTACTTTTATCAAAGTCATTTTTGTATAAATCGAATGTTCTATCAATAAGTTTGTTATTAAACTCTTGTGTTAATTGTTCCTCAACTTGTCTTGATTTCATTATCCCCATAAGGTTTGTTAAGTCTTTTTCTTGGTTCAATAAATCTAACATATTTTGACGCATATTACGTTGATAAGCAATAATTGTACCTTTTAATCCAATCACAGGAATATATGATTCTGCTGCATTAGGATTGTTCTTTGTAGCATCATAGATCTTATCAATAGATAAAGTGTCTGTAATATAATCAGCAAACTGTCCTGTCATATCTTGACCACTGTAAACATTCATACCATTAATACTGTTATTAACAGTCTGCATAATACCTTGTAAATATGGTGAACCAATAACAGAAGATAAATAATATCCTTTTTTTACTTTTGATACTGGATCAGTGTAATCACCTACTCTAACAAATCCATCTTCTAATAGCTTTAGTTTTTGTGTGTCTGTGGCTATGATTAATTTCTTACCATCTCTGATAGAGAATGGTAAATATCCTTTTCTACGGTTATACTTATTGATTTCTGAACCAAGAGTTTTATTATTTTCATTCTGATTAAGCTCATGTAAATTACTTAATAAGATATGTAATCCACTTGTATCATTTTTAATAAGATCTCTTAATTCTTGTTTATTGCTATCTGTTGTTTGTTGAAAAGCATACAATGAAACTAAATGATCAATATCTTGTACAACTGTATCACTTGGATCAACATCTAAAAAATTACTTTCTCCTGCTAATATACTGATACTGTTAGCATTAGTAAGTAAATTAAATCCTGCTGAACCAGTGATTAAATAATTAGCTAATTGTTTAGATTTTCTAATATAATCTTTATTCTTTAATCTTTTTTCTATAATAGATATTTCTTCTTGAACATTTTTATCGCTTGATAATATTTTAAATATCTCATTAAATGATCTTGTTGATCCAAGAGAAAATATATCTGTTTTACCAACTGTAGTAGTTAAATTTTCAAATACTTTATTATCAGGATTTGTTTTAAATTCTTCTTTTATGTTTTGTGGTAAAATTGTTTTATAAGAATTTTTAACAGATTGTACTTTGTCTTTAACAATGTTCATTAAGTTTTCAATATTTTCACTTGTAACAGTCTTACCAACAAGTTCTTTAAATATGTCTTTTAGTGCTTGTGGTAGTTTAGTATCTGATTTACCAATCAATGCTGATGCTCGATCAAATGCAGCACTTATAGCATTAGTTTTAAACACATCTTTGTATTTATCATCTGTAACTTTATTAAATAAATCAACAACTGCTGTAGTTATCTTTCCATCAATATTATATTTTGTTTGGTTCAATCTTTCTAATTCATCTAATGCTTCTAATTCACTGTTTAAATAATCAACTGTAATACCATTCATCAATGTAGCACCATTACCAACTACATTTACTGGATCAATAGAATTTAAAATGTCTATTTTTAAATTATTTAATTTATCAGATATTGCTATACCTGTTAATTTATTTTCTTTAAATATAAGTCTTGATAATACATCTTGAACCATAGAATTAGTCTGAGATAGTGCAAAAAATACTTTTAAATTATTTTCATTAAATCCAGTCATATTCTCATATTTAAGTCTTGCTTGATTTTCTGTTGTGTTTGAATCAATAAAATCTTTATAAGATACTTCGTTAATAAATTTATTATAGACTTGTTGTAATTTATTAATGTTATAAGATTTGTTTACTAATCCTAAATCAAATAAATTCATTAAATTTTTAAATGTAATTTTCTCTACAGGACTGAAATTAAATACAGTTTCTAATTGATTTGTTATTAATTTATTATCAGAACTACGTTGATTATTAATATCTTTAAACATTGTTTTGTTTGGTTCAGATACAGTTTTAAATCTATCTTGATGTTTTTGAACCAATGCAGATATTTTTGTATTAATTTCAGTAAAACTATTTATTTGTTTTTGGTTTAATGTATTAACTTGTAATAATTGAATTGGATTAATATCTTTTTTATTTTTTGGTAAAGCTCTAAGATATGTAAACAATAATGTATCATAAAAGTTATCTTGATTTTTATCCTTACTATTAGAAAAAAATTTAACTAAAGCATTAAACACTTTATCAACAATGATAATTATTTTATTTAAAATTGAATTATCTAATTTAATATTTTCTAATTTAGTCTTTAATTGTTTATTTGTTAATACCCATGAAACAAATTCAGACATATTAACAACATCATTATCTGTACTGATAATTTGTTTTACTGTATTTACAATACGATCATTAGATTCTAGTTCTAAAAACTCATCTTTTAGAGTTACAAGAACATCTATATAAGCAACTTGTTCAGCAGTTAATAATGAACTATCACCAAAATACTTACTAAACATATCAACATGAATAACATGATTTAATTCATGTACTAATGTTTCTGTGGAAACATTATTAATAAATAAATGTGTTTGTCTTGTTACTAGATCTTTAGTAAATAATCCATTTTCAATAGATTTATTTTTTAATTCAGGAAATAAATTATCTTTAATTTGATCCAACGAAGTAAGATCAGGATTTTCTATATCTCTTAAATATATTACTGTGTTTGGATCAATAAGTTGAATAATTTTATTTATCAAAGATTTAGGTACATTTTTTAATTCTAATAATTCAGGGACTATATCCTTTAATAAAATACTACCATTTGTGTTTCTTTTTTGAGTTAATTTATTATATAAATTTTTATCAAATAATTCTATATCACTTTGATTTTCATTAATTGATTTAATATTAGTAAGTTTTATTTCTCCAAGCCCTTTATTTTGTTTTTCTAATTTAAGATCTGTAACATATTTATTATAATACTCATTAAATTTTTGTTCTTGGATTTCTCTTAATATATTTTCATCTATAATTTTTTCTTTAGATGCTTTATGTATATAAGGTATTCTACCTCCTCCCATTTGATTAATACTAACATCAACATGATCTCTAACTGTATCAATAAATGCTTGTCTTTCAGCAGCAAGAGTAACTAATTGTTTTACCTCATTACCAAGATAATTTTTAACTAATTCAATATCAGACAATTCTTGTAGATTTTTAATACGACTAACTTCAATAATTGTACTTAATAATTCTTGTTGTTTATCTTTATCCACAGAATTTAAATATTTTAGTGTTCCTGTATAAAAATTATACGATTGCTTTGCTACAGGTAATATTAAATTTTCTTGATATGTTTTCCATACAGCTTTATTAATTGCTTCAGATACTCGAGTCACATATTTTACAGGAACATAGATACCATCATAAGTTTGTGTAATAAATGGTAAAATATCTTTTATATCTGGATTATTATAAAAGTGTTGGATCATCATTCCATCACCATTACCAATATTTGATGTAGCACTAAATGCTACACCTAATGCTTCAACACCAGTGTAATATGAACCAACACTTTTACTATTAGAAGAAAATGAATCAAACCCGTATAAAGGATTTTTAGATAATATTTTTTCTGATGTACCTAAATCAAATACATGATTTTTATGTTTTAACTCGGTTAAAATATTATCTTCTTGTAATTGTTTAAATATTTCTTTTTCTTGGTTCTTACTTAACTGTAAGATATTTTTTGTATTATCTTCTAATTCATTAATAGATTTATTAATTTCTCTTAGTTTTTGTTCTCTTAAATCTTCATAAACACGTTTACCTACTTCTGATTGAAGATTTGTAAACTGTTGAATTGTATCAATATTTCTACCAGCAGAATTAAGAGTTTGTTTAGTTATAGAATGTACTTCTGAACCAAAGATTGATTGAAATACTTTTGCAGCAGAATTAAACTCTTTCTTTGTTAATTCAAATAATTCAGAATTTTTAATTCGTTTAGATATATTTGTTTTAATTTCTTGAATTTGATTTTCATTAAATCTTTTAAAATTAATTGTAGTAAGTTTTTTACCATCTTTATTTGTTTTAATATTTGTATTAAGTTCTGAGAACGATAACATAAATGTTAATGTATCAATTAAATTATTTTGATCTGTAATAACATTATCTTGAATAGAAAGATCTAAAGCTACTTTATCTAAGAAAGATTTAAGCATCTTTTTACTTGTACCTAATGAACCAGAACCATAAGTAATAGGTATAACAGAACCTTTTATTTCTGATCGAGGTAATGATATATCTTTATTTTCTTCTGTTAATTTAACAGATTGTAATAAAGGAATTACTTGAGATCTTATTTCAGGAAATAAATCAATAAAACTTACTTTAGAGAATTTATCATTTATTTTTATAATTTTGTTTGGGTTTTGTAATTCATCAATGAATAAACTTTGTACGTTATTATAACTATCATTTGTGTCACCAGTAACATTATTAAAAAACTCATTACTTGTAGTAAAATCATTGTTATAAAACAATCCACCTCTTTGCATTAATGTCTGTAATTTATTATCTAAGAATGATGTATTATAGTTACCTATAGCATTGTTATAGCCATTAGCAATACCATCAATTTCTAATACAATCATTGTTGATAAAAAAGTATCATTATTTTTAATAGCATTAAGATATTTATTTAATTCCGTTAAACCGTATATATGTTTTTCTTCTGGTTCATTATCAAATAAGTTTTTTAAATCATTAATTAAATTAATATCAAATTTTTGTTTTGGATCATTTAAATAATTAAAAAAGTTCTTAACTTCTGGTTTGTTTTTAAAATCATTTAGTTTACTTACGATTGATCTAAAATTATCAATTTGTTCTAATTTAACTAATCCTAGATTTTGAGCAATAGCTGCTCTATACCAATTTAAATCAGTTTTATCATCACTTTTCAAATTAACACTATATTCTTCTGTAAGAAGTAACTGTCTTGAATGTTTATTCGATTGCTGTCCACCATAGGCTTCTTGTAATCTGTTTACAGATGTTGTGTTATATTTAAAGTAAACACCTGCTTCTGGATCATTTAAACTATCTAACTGTGAACCAATAGACATAGCTATTTTCATATTTTCGTTAGTTGTTAATTCATGTCCAGTTAATGTTTTAACAAAAGATTTATTTAAATTATCAAAAGGTTTAAATGATTTATTTTGTAACGAAAACAATAAAGATAAATTCTTTTGACCAATACGTCTATATAAATCATACATTGGTTTATTAAGTTTTAATTTAATATTCTGTAATTGTTTAATAGCATTTTGAGTAAACTTAGTTACGTTAGTATTACGACCTGAAATACGGCTATCAATATCTGTTATTGGTTCATTAATTAAATAACCAATATCATCATTATTTTGTGTAATCTTTTTAAGAAAATTTGTTTGATTAAAATATGATTTTTTATAAATATTATATGGAGTATTATCTTTGTTGTTTGGATCACTAATATAAGGTGTTTTAGTTGTTAAAACATAAGTTTCATATATCTGAGTAACATCATCATTACTCTCATTAGTGTTGATATATTTAAGTGTAGCACCAAACTCTTCAGAATTAGTAATTAAATATCTTGCTAATAATTCTGCTATACCTACTGTGTATGTCTGGGATTGATTATTATCTTCTTCAACACCCCAATATTTTTTAATTAGGTTTAATAAAGTATTTACTTCTTGTACTAATGTATGAACATCTTTACCTGAATAATCTGTATAATCATCAGCTTTTGATCCTAACAATTCAGCTGTAATTAATTTTTCATTTGATAAGTTTAATGACCAATCTACATAAGCCATAGATGTTTTATATACTAAATCACGATCTAACTCATCTTGTGAGTTTAATAAAAATCTTAAATGTAATGCTTGTTCAGAACTATAATTTTTTGAACCAACAGATATTTTACCTATAGCAGATTGTTTAGCAATATCTGTTAAATTATTTATTAAAGAATTTGCTGTCTTATTTATAAAGTTGTTAAATCTTTTAATAACAATATTACTATCAATAGTTTCAAAATCATTATTAGGTACAATAGGATTAAATATTTCTATTAATCTTGTTGGATCAGTAAATAAATTTGTATAAAAATTTACATTTAATATACCTTCTTTAATTTTAGGAAAGAATGTTTTAAATGTCAAAGGTGCATCTTTATTACTTCGATTAGTTATTTTTTTAAATTCTTTGGTTTTATAAGTTTTTAATAAATCCTCTTCATCAGTGTAATAAGATTCTTGTATTGAACCAGCACTATGAACATTGTTATCTACTTTATCATTAGTAATATTTTCATCAGTTTTTGTTACTTGATCATTAACTAAATTAGTAGCAACTTTACCTACTTTAGTAGTTAAAGTATTAAATAACTCTTTGTTATCATTAGTTTTATCACTATCATTTTTAGTAGTAATACCTTCAGTCTTAGTAGTAGGTATTTGTTTAACATCATTAACATTAGAATCAGGTATATTATTTTCTGGTTCAGTAGTATCTGTAATAGGGTTATTCTCAACAACTTTTTTAAGATTTTTTTTAACAGATCTAAAACTTGTATTAGTTTTCTTTTTATCTTTTTGTTTATTTTCTTGTGTTGGTTCAGTTACTGTTGTTTTTACTGGAGCAATATTATTAAATCTTTCTCTAACAGAATCACTTACATTTTTTAACAATGCTTCTGGTACTTGAGGTAATTCAATCAAATCAGTTTCTAATTGTAACCCTTGTCTTTGAGCTTCTTTGACCATATTATTATATGTATTGATTGTACTGTACGCATCATTAAATACAGCTAATCCTGTATAAATAGAGTTTTTTGAACCAAGATTAACATATACAGATGCTTTAGATCTTTCATTATCTTTATTGTATTGTCTGAAACCACTAAACGGATCAAACTTAATTTGTTCACCTTTACCACCATTAATAGACTGTATAGCAGCTTCTGCTTTACGTTTCATGTGTCCAGCAAAACCACCTAAATTATTAATCAATTCATCAGCAGTATTATCAATACCATCTTGATTTCTAGCTGTCTTTGTTTCACTATTTAACGCTGTAACAATACCTTTAATATGTTGTGATAATGATTTCTTACCATCTGCTTTACCTATATCAGATATTTCATAAGACACATTATCAACATTTGATTTAACTAATTCATCAGCATTATCCACATTAGAATTAATTTCTTCATTAACAGATTTTGCTGCTTGTTCATCTTGTTTTGTATTATATAACGTATCAATAAAATCTAAATCTTCTTGTGTAAAATCTGTGTTTTTAGACAATATTTCTTTGTTATCATATAAATACTTAATAAACTTTTCACTAATACCTAATGGATTATTTTCAAATACAGTTTTAGTTTGATTAAACACATTCTTTATTTTTCGTTGGTTCAATACAATATCTTCTTTTGATCCAGTAGAAATAATATCTTCAATTTCTTTATTATCCTCTTGTGTGAGAGTTTCTAACTCTTTTATAGAATTTTGATATTTTGTTGTTTGTGTAAACTGTTCGAGTAATTGTTGTTGCCTTTTAATTTCTTGATTTACAATTTTATCAGCTTCTGTAGTTTCTGCTAATAAAGGTATTGAACCATCTCTAATATCATTAACTAATGTTTTAAATAATCTAGCAGTTTCTATCTTCTCTTGATTTGTTTTAAAATCATTATTGTTAATAACATTCATTAAATTATTAACACCTGCTAGTGTAGATAACTGTGTTTCTTTATCACTATTAGGATACATCTTATTAAGATCAACATTAGGATATTCAGTTGATACAAAATTAAATATATCTTCTTTACCAGCAATAAGTTTACTATTAGCAGCTTGGATCAATTCATTATTAGGAATATTCTCTGTTGGTTGAACCAAACTAGATACAGTTTCTGAGGATTTATTAACTTCTTTAATTATATTACTAACTTCTTTATCTTCTGGTTTTTGAGTAACATCTTTAGCAATTTCTAATCCTGATTGAATTGTATTACCTACAAGTGATGGAGTTGATGTAATACCTGAACCAACAAGACCTTGTGTAATTGATGCTGTAACACCTTCTGATAAAGACTGACTTGGATCAACATTATCTTGAATAGCTTGATTAGAAGCATAAGTTGTTTTACCTTCATCAATACCTTCACCAATCGCCTCAATACCTACATTTAATGGAGTATTTAAATTAGAATTAATTATTTTACCTTTAGCTAAACCTTTAGCTAAATTATTTGTTGCAGCACCTAATCCAAAACTTAAAGCTACATTTGTTGGATTAATATTAGCATCTTTAGCAGTTATTTCTGCAAGTGTTTGTCTAGCTAATTTTGGATCACCATTGCTTTGTTCTAGTACATTATTCCATAATGGAGAAGTCTGTGATAACTGTTCAATAGGTGTATTTATAACTTGTTGATATGCTTGTCCACCAGCATCAGTTAAACTACCTAATCCTGCACCAAATGATGCTCCTACACTTGCTCCTGTTGCTCCTGCTAGTCCACCAATACCACCTGTTGCAGCAATTACAGGAGCTAATCCTAATGCTGAACCAAAGGTACTACTTGCAGCTTGTTCTATATCTGTATTAGCAATATTAGCTACAACTTGTTTAATTCTTGTATTTAATGCTGATAATGATGTTGGTGCTTTTTCTACTTGTTTATCAAACACTTTATTAGCAATATCTGATTCTTGAGATAATTGTTGTTCAAGATTTTTTGTATAATTTGTTTTTAAATTATTAAATGTATTACTTATATCATTACCTAAATTATAAGCATCTGATCCAATAACTGCTCCACCAATATTACCTAGTGTACTAACAGCACTTGAACCAACACCTAAACTTATATCTTTTAATTGTTGAGATACAGATCTCATATCTATTGTATTAGGTATAGATAAATCTTCATTTACTGTAGGTAAATTAGGATCATAATCAAGACTTTTAGGAGAATTAACTTTAGGTAAATCTTTAGCAGTTATACCATAATTACGACCAATTTGATTTAAATTTGGAATAAGTTTATCCATAGGTAATTACCTTTATTTATTTACAATTCTATCTACTAATTTTAAACGATTTGTATGTTCTATTTTATTATCTGAATTAAAAGTTTTTGTCTTTGAATTATTTACAGGTTTAATATTATTTTTTAAATAATCAAACAATGATTTCTTTTCAGACTCAGTAGCAGTTCTTGTATTAATATTTGATGATCCAGCAATACCCCTACCACTAACAGTTTTAGTCAGTATTGGTACTAGAATAGTTTGTTGTTTAAATTCTTCAAAAGGTATTATACGTTGATCAGAATTACCTCTAGCAACACGTCTTAAAATAGACACATTATTTGATTTAATAATATCTTTTAATTTCTGTGTACCACTTGAATATTTATATTCTTGTGTATTGTTTGGATCAACAATTTTACCTTCTTTTTGTGCTTTCTCTACATCTTGTTCTAATTGTGTTTTAGTAACTGCTGTATCAGTTTTTGGTAATCCTCTTTCATTAGGATTTAAACTTTTATTTAATACTGGATCAGTTCTTTTAAGATTTTTTATTTGTGTATGTAATTTATTTAATTCTAAAACTTCTTTATCAATAGGTAAATCTACATTATTATTATTACTAATATCAATTTGTATAGATTCAATACGATCAGTTAGTTTCTTTAATTTATCACTAGCATTTGTAAAATTCTGTTTTTCTAAAGTAATAGCTTTACTATCAGCTGTAGCATTATTTTCAAGAAAAGATACTGCTCTATCTAAATTAGGTACAAACTCTTCTGAACTGAACCAACCTCCATCACTATATCCAATACTAGATTCAATAGCAGCTACTGCTTGAGCATCTGTTATATTATATAATCTATCATCTGAACCTTCGTTAAGTTTACTTCTTAATTGTTGAACAGTTTTACTTAAATTAGTTGTAGCATTAAGTTTATCTTTTGGATCAAGACCACTATTTACATTTTCAGTAATAGCTTTATTAATTATTGCTTGAGCATTAGGTAAACTAGAATACTTTTTAACAGTTTTTAAATATCCTTCACTATCAGCAATAATTTTATTACTATTTGTAATAGTTTGTTTAGCAGATTCAGCATCAGCATTAATTATATCTACAGTATTTTTAACTTGAACAGGTAATTCAGCATCAGCTCTAGGGATTAAATTTGAAGAATTATATTCTTTTAAATAATTACTTATTACAGATAATTCTTTTGGTTCAGTAATCCCCATTTGAGTTAATAATCTATTTTGTGTTTTAGGAGTAGTAGCTGTTTTAAATATTTGTTCAGCAATAGCTCGACGTTCAAAATTACGAGATTCAGTAATCTGTTTTTTAGTTTCAGCAATAGTTTCTTTAGTTACAGGTAATGAATTTAAAGCAGCTAATCTAGGAGCATATTTTTGTTGTACTTGTTGACTAGCATTTTGTCTAATACGATTTATTAATTCAGGTGTATTTGTAGTTGTTGTATCACCAACAATTTTAGATTGGTTATTAGGTTTACCGTTATACTCTTGATCTTTTGATACATAATAATTTTCAATATGATCTGTAAATTCTTTAGCAGTCATATCTAATCGACCACCGTTAGCTAATACTTTTTCTCTAGCTTTATCTATATTAGAGAATTTACTTAAAACAATATATGCTGGTTCATCTGCATTTTCTGGTTTATATAATTCAGTACCTCCTGCTCCACCTTGTTGATGAAGTACAGGTACTTGTTTTACTGTTGGCTCTGTACCTAAAGTATTTTTAAATATCTTTGCGTTTTGTTCATTATTTAATAAAGTTGTTTGTTTTTGTAATTCAGGATTAGATCTTATTTGACCTGGAGTAACACCTAATATTTTTGCATTATCTGCTACAATATCATTACCTAATTGAAAATTTCCTTGGTACTGACTTCCTTTTCTATCAGGAATTGTACCATTACCGTTTTCACCAGCATTTAAAACTGATAATACTTTACTTGTTGTAGCTGGATCATTTGGGTTATAAATTGAATCATAATTTACAACACCAGTATTAGTATTTTGTGTAGCTGATGAACTAGAACTAAATAAACTAGGTGTGTTTAAATTACCAATATTTGCTAATGCTCTTGTTTGCTTATCATTAATTAATTTTGCTTTAGCGACACTAATTATTTTTAAATCTTGTGGTGTGCTTGCATCATTATATGTAAGTTCTTGTGAACCATCAAGAATATCTGTTGATGCTTTATCACTAAATTCTAAATTACGTTTTGTGTTAGTAAAGTTTTGTTGGTTATTAACCAACTTACTATACAAAGCACCATATTGTAGTTTTTTGTTTGGATCAGTTTCGTTATCGTATAAATTTTTTACAGTAGGTAACTGCGTTAAATCAGTTGTATCAAATTGGTTAGATAATTGTTGTTGTTGAATCTTATTATTTAAATTCTGGTATTTTTGAATACCAGTTGTTTGTGCTTGACGTAATAAAGGATTAGCAAGTGTTGAATCAATAGAATCACTTACTTGATTAAACTCTTGTTGAGTAGCAGCTCTATTTAATCTATCAATCAAAGGATTATTATAAGCATCACTTTGTCTTGTTTGATAGCGTTCTGCTGCTTTACCAAAGTTACCAAAACTTTCTGTAATAGCTTTATTAGCTTCAGTCATTTGTTGTAAATAACCAGACAGATTAGGAATTGCTACTTGTTGAAGAGTATTCTTTACCATAACGGTAATCCTTATAAACTTTGTTTTTTAATAAAAGCATCAGCTTCAGTTTGAGATTTACCTTCAATACCAAATCTTGATCTTGCTCTATCCTCTAAGTAATTATTATATGTTTTAACTTGTTGAGCATTTTGTCTATTAAAAGCATCTTTAGTAAAATTTAATGATCTACGAGCTTGTTGATTACCCACAAAACCTGTATATAAACCTGATAAACCTTGAATTAATTGTGCTATACCAGTTAAGTCAGAAAGTGTATTATTTTTGATACCAGTATTCATACCACCATTAGTCCCAAGTTTCCCAAAACTAGAAATACCTGATCCACCGCCAGCACTAGGATTCTCAAAATCAATGTATTCATTAGATCTTAGTAACGTATCATACTGTGTTCGTGGCATAGACATTGATGATCCATTGTTACCACTTGAACCAAAAATGTTAGGGAGAAAATCAAAGAACCCACTTGTATTTCCATTATTACCAGTCATCTATAATCACCTTTATGTTAAGTTACAGTTTACCTAAAATTTTTGAATAATCTACAAAATCATATACCATAGATAATGTTAATTGTCTAACAGATGTTCCAGTAATTAAAGACCTTGTTAAGAAATCATTTCTTTTTTCTGGAAAAACTAATGTATCTAATATTATTTCTTCTGTATTATCTATCTTTGGTTCAAGATTAAACAATTCTGTATTTTTTTCAATAATTTTTTTATTTTTATCAAATAATCTTTTAGCATTTTCTGTACCAGAAATCAGTTTATTCTGATTAGTTGTATTAACATAAGTCAAAGTAGCATCAGCTACATTAACTGTTAAAGCTAATAATGTTAATGGATCAGATAATATAGAAACTGCTGCTTCTGTAAATGATACGCCTTCATACGCTCCTGAAATACCTATAGTCACCACTATTGTCCCAATAGTAGCTAATAATGCTGCAAGTTCATCATCAAAAAATAATTTAAAAACTTCTTCTAATATAGTTTTTATTATTATTCCTGCAATGACTGAAATCACTATTTGTAAAATTAAAGTTAATACTAAGGCTGCAGTACCAGTAACAGTTAATGCTGCAACAATAGCAGCAGCAACTGTACCAGCAGGACCTGTACCAATACCAACAGTAACAACAGTAATAATAACTAAAATATTAATCAATATATAAATAACAAATATTTTGAACCAAGTTGTTTGATACCATCTACGTTTAACAATCTCATAACTATTAAATACTAAATTATGTGATCGAACAACAACTTCATTTCTATAAGCACCAGGTAATCGTTTTAATGTTGGTTCATGCAAAGGGATAATTAAATCACTTTTATCTGGGTCAAGTAATGCTTGTTTACTATTCACACTTGTGTATTTACCCTTGTAAACATAGTTTCTATGTTCTAAGCCTGTAACTTTTAAAACTTTATAATTATCTTCATCAACTTGAAAATATAAAAAGGAACTTATATTATTAAATCCTAAAGGAGCAGATGTTGTTGTATCTGTAAATCCAGCTAAATATATAGCCCACCAATCTGCTCGAGGAGCAACATCAGTATCTACCCACCATAGATCTCCACGTTTAGCACCTGTTCTACCTATTCCTGTATATAAAGTTTCAGATATATTGAACCAAGATAATTGCATATAGAAATTATCTGTAAATGTTTTATTTGTCTTTAGTATAAGTTTATTTATGACTGGAGTAGTAACTTGTGTCTGTGTTTTATTTGACAAAGGTGGATTATGTGGTCTAGGTGTACCATATAAAATATCACTTGGATTACTTTGGGCAGCTACCCATAAAGCGTAAAAATCATTAAAATCAATACTACTATCCATGGAATTACTCCATGCTGTATAATCTGTTTCATTAAAATTTTGGTATGAAATTAAACCTTTTAAAAATTCATACACATATCTTAATTCATATTTTGATGTAGTATTTAATGGAATGCCTGAATGTATAAAAACATAATCAATATCACCTATTCGTGGATTATCTGCTATCTGAGTCAATAATTCATCTATTTCTAAGTCCCTAGTAAGTTTTTTATATGCTTTTTTAACTTGATCATAAATTGTTGTATCTGGTAAATCTTTTATGCTAGTATTATTAAGTCTTAAAGGCATGATAGGATAAAATTCTGAACCAAGAGCTACACTATCCATTAAAGTATCTAATTCAGTTTCTCCTGAACCAATACGATAAATAAATACATTCTCTGATATAAATACATTATTATAAAATGTTTGTTCATCAAACTTTGTTTCATAAGTTTCAGTTAATATCTCTGTTGTAGTAGTAGTTGTTATAGTTTCTGTGTATGAACCGTGATCAATAATATTTACATCTACATCAATATTTTCTTCAATTACATAAATTGTATTTTGTGTATAAGTGTGTTCTATGTATAAAGTTGTTGTATCTGTCATTAACCCTAAATATTCTATTTTATTTTTAATAGTTATATTGCCTGTAAAAACTTCTGTATGAGAAGTTGTACTACTTGTTGTTGTATCTGGATCAGAATTACTAAATTCTCTTAACACAACTACTGTTGTATCTAAACTAACATTAACTGGTGTAAGATCCGTATCTGATACTAACGTATATTCTGTAGTATCTGGTAATACTGGATCAGTTACAGTAGCACCTTCTATTAAAGCATCTTCTGTCCCTGGATCATAAACTTTATAATAACAAACTAAATAATTATTCTCACTATCATAAGTAATAGGTAATGCTACAATTTGTGTTGATAAATCTTCAAACGTAATTTTAATAGATGTATTTGTAAAAAACTCTGCTACCCAATTAGTAAATCTTCTTGCTGGATCATTATTAACTAACCATTCATCAGCAAACAAAGTTATATCAGCTGTATCAATATAAGTTTTCATTACATTGACAATCTTACCACTTGGAGTATTTAAAAATGGCTCAACAACATCACTTTCAATAGGTATTTGTCTAAACACATTAGTAATTAAATTACCTCTATAATTTGTTTTATTGCACCATTTTAAATAATTTTTAGTATCGTAATGAGGACCATATAAAACTGAGTTTGTAATATCTTCTGCTATGTTATTTGTATTCTTTAATACGTTATTAAGAATTAAAGAAGAAATAATATTATCTTTATCTTCATATCCTCCTGCCATACTGTAAATCGTAGAAGATACTACAGTAGTCTTTTTAGTACCAAATAATTTTTTAAAAGGATTCCAACCCACATTATAATCCTGATGCTGTTTTTAATGAAGACATAACATTATTAACTGTTGTATTCTCAAACTGTGTAATTGCAGCTAATCCTTCATCTTGTGCTTTAAAGGCAATATGTGCAGAAGAATATAACTGTGCAGTCTTATATTTACCATCTAATATAAATGATGCAGATTGTTGTTCATATACTACTTTTTGAGCTTCTTTAATTTGTTTATCAACAGCTATTGTACCAGCAATAGTACCTCCACCAGCTAATGTATTTTTAGTCTTAGCTCTTTCAGAATCAATCTGTTCATCATATAGATCTAATTGTTTATCTATTAATGATTGTTGTTTTTGTTGTGTAAACACCTCTTCAATCTTACGACCATTTTCTAACTGTGCTGTATAAATCTGTTCTTTTAATAACAGATTTTGTAAATTAGCAGTTTCTCTCCCTAATAAAAAAGAAACTGCTGTTTGCATTGCTTGACCCATTGCAGTAACATATAGCTTACCAAACTCTTCTCCAGTAATTCTATCTTTGTCATACTGTGTTTCAAGATGTTCTCTAACAGATGTCATTAACTCATCAAAGATACCTGATTCTACAGGTATCTTAGTTGTCAATGCAGCATTAGTAATTGTAATAGGGTTACTAACAGGATTTGTTATAGTAGTAATAGTTGATGCAACAATAGCAGTCATAATTTAATCCTCAAGGTTATCAATAGCTCTAGTAGCTATTTGTCTTTGTGTTAATTCATGTAATTGTTGTAGTGTTAATGGTTCACATATTACAACATTATACTTTGGTGCTTGTCGTCTTTCAGTAGTGTCTATGTTACCTTTTTTAACATGACCATACAATGCCATTTTTTTATTAAGTAACATTGGTAAAAATACTTTTGGTATATGATAACCTTCACCACATTGATCACCGTAAGGTACAAACTTTGTAACCGTACCCCAATCATTATTGAATGTAAATATATCACCTTTTTTATAAGACTCTGATGAATCTAAATTATAAACAATAACTCTAACTAATCTATTCAATTTTTGAAAGTTAGTTAATCCACTTAAATCTTCAGTATCAAGTTCTTGTATTTTATCTTTTACTGATCCAAGACCTTGAGTGTCTTTAAGATATGTAGTAATTTTTTCTTGTAACGTAGATAAAGCAATATTGGGGGAATGTTTAATTTTAAATAGTTTTGCTAATTGTTTAGCTGTTTCAAATTGTTCTTGTACACTTGGTGTAGTATCAACGATTGTATCTTCTTCAGTCATATTTTTACCTATTAAGTTAGTATGTTAATATTTTATAAACCAAGGTAATTAATCCTTGGTTTATAATTAATTTAATTATAAATCTTCTGCAAGAGTGTGTATTACAGCAATCCACTCAGGACGTTTAATAACAGTACCGTGCCACCAACGAATAGAATGGAATCCTTTTAAGCCATAAGGATTGTTTACATCAGCTGTTTCCATACCAGGTTTTTTATGGATATGAACAAACTTACTTGATTTACCATTATCCTGGAAACCGATAGTAACAAATGAATCTCCACCAACAATAAGAATTGGGAAAACATCATAACGTGTACCGCTAGCTTTGTATCCAGCATTGGCTGTTCCAGAAGTACCAACTAAAGCACCTCTATTTGGATAAGCAAGCATTTGATGAACAACAATAAATCTAAATGGACCTACTGCACCAATTTCACCATTCGCTACAGTTGAACCAGAAGCATACTGTTCTACACCAATAAATGCAGGTCTATTGTGTCTATCAACTAATCCACGAATTGTATTTTCTAAATCATGTCCAATATACGCATAACGAGCAGCTTGAACAGTTTTAGTATCTACTAAACGAGTACCAGTAATAATAGTTGTATTCTTTGACAAACGGTTTTTATCAAGAATTTTATTAACTTCAAGAAGTTTAGCTACCGATACAATATCTGCTGATTGTCCTAAGTTACCACTCATAGTAACAACAGATGTTGCACCACCACAGTAAGATTCAACACCAGCACCATCAATCAAATCTAATTGAATCAAATGCTCTTCTAATTCCATAGCAGCATTTGTTGCTTCACGAGTAATGTGCATTAACAATTCTGGATCAGAATCAAATTGTAGCGACTCATTGGTATATTCAAAAAAGAAACCATATTGGCTAATTGTACCTTGAACATCAGCACGAGTAAAACCAACTCGGTTTTTACGTCCACCAGCTTCATCAAGAACAGGCATTAAAGAAGGAATAACACCAATATCTTTTGATGAACCAATCAAGTTACCGTTAGCAATAGTAGTACCTGCGGCATTAATACCTTCATCATTGACGTTACGAGAGTCAAGTAATGGATAATATTGACGTACTTTAATTGTTTTACCTTTATTCTTAGGCATTTCCATAGTTGTTGACAACTGTGAAAAAACCATAATATGTTTATTATCATAGATTGCTTGGCGAGCAATCTCATAAGTAGTTAGTTGACTACCAATATCAGAAGCTGATCCTGGAGGTGCATTATACGACATTACCATAAAAGGTATCCTTATTTAAAATGTTTAAAATTTATATTTAGTTTTCATGTATTTGACAAATTCTTCATCATTCATTGAACCAGGATCTAACTCTTGTTTACTGGTTGTCTTACCAGATAAAGGAGATAATTTCTGAATGTTTGTTTGATTTAGTTTTATATCAGTTACGGCTTTCTTTACATCTACAACTTTTTGAGGTTGAGGATTAGGAGTTACATTACCTAATTTACCTTGTTCTACAAGTTGTTTACCAATAGACGCATAAGCATCTAGGTATGGAATATTACTCAAATTACCTAAAAGTTCCTGTCTGTGGATTTCTTTAATAATTATATCGTAATACCCTAATTTCTTATGTTGTGTTAAATCCGCTAATTGAGCAACATTCTCTGCAATAGAATTAATACTAATATCGTCCCAATTATTTATATCATCAATAACAGCTTTACCATCTGGATCACTATACAAGTTCTCTACATAAGATTGTTTTTGTATTGTAACATCATCAGGTACATAACTTTTGCTTTTATATGTAGTTTCAGAATCAGTGTCTAATTCTACAGGATTTACATTTAATTCTTTTAAATGTTTAGTGATAGCTTGTTTATCGCCTTTATGTAAATCTATTAAAAAGTTAATCTTATCATCATCTAGTAATTCATTATCTTTTAAAGTTTTAATATACTTATTATATTGAGAAATCTCTTTAGTTTTACGAGTATAATTAACACCTTTTTGAGCCAGCGAAACTAATTCATTAACATCATTTAATTCAATATCTTGTCCATCAGCTTTAAATTTTAATAAATTTTTATAAGCTGTTTTGTAATCAAACTCATCAATCTCTGGTTCAGTTACTTCTTCTGTAGAAATATCATCAGTAGTTTCTGTTTCTGGTTCAACAACTGTATCAAGTATTGTTTCTGTAGTTTTTTCTGTTGTTATATCTGGTTCAATAGTTTCTAGTTCACTATTATCAAATATATCTTTTTTTTCAATTTCTTCATCAATCATAATTTTTCCTATTTTTATTCATTAGAATCATTAAACATATAATTATTAATCATATCTCTAATCTCTATAATATCCTGTTGTATTGCTTCACGTTTTGTACTCATACCATTAATTAACAATTTCAATTCAGTTAATGATTCTAATTGTTTTAAATAAATACCATTCTCAATTTCTGAACCAAATCTCAACTTAGATGTTATTTCAAGTACCTTATCTTTAAATAAATAATTATCAAAAATTGTCTGATAATCTTTATTACTCTTTAATGATATTAAACTATTTACTATTTGTAAATCTTTTTCTTTATTTATTAAAGATTGTTGTAACTCTTTTAACATAAATATTACTCTGTAGTTTCATTATATTGTATTGCAGCAGCAAGATCTTTACCATCAATATCTTTATTCATTAATCCTTTAGTGATCTCTAAACTCTGATTACCTTTAGCTTGTGCTTGTTGTTTAACAACTTCTTTATTATGTTTAACACCTGTATAAGTTTCTTCATTATCAATAGATACAGCATCAGCTTTAGCATTTAATTCTTTAACTTTAGCTTCATTAACAGCAACTTCAGACTGTAACTTAGCTATTTCTAACTGTTTCATTTGAAGTTCTAATTGCATCATTTGTTGTTCTTCTGGACTTGGTTCTTTAGGTGGTAATGTAAATGCTTTAATCTTTTGTTCTAATTCAGGCATTTGTTTAAGATAAGCAATCTCACCTAGTATTAATTTATTAAACTCTATACCAGCCTCAGGTCCGATAGTTTGTAATAAACTAGGTCCTATTGTTTGTAACATAAATGCTAAATCATTAGCTTTCTTTTCATTAATTTCTGGTACAGCAATTTTAATATCAATATCAAATTCACCAACAAGATCTTCTCTTCTAACTGTTACAAATTCAGAATCATTTGTTAATCTAATAACTTCTTTTTCTGATAAATATACAGCATTAAGAATAGTAATCTTTCTAGCAACTTCTATTGTACCTTGAACCAACCTTCTTAATATAGCAGATTCTCTTTCAGTAGTAGCTTTCAATGTACCTTTAATACCAGCAGCTACATCACCTAAAGCATTACCATTAATACCTTGATTAAAAGAACTTTTACCAGTTAATGATTCAGCTTCTTGGTTCTGTTGTTGTAAAAATATTATTGTACTCTGACTTACTTCAGGAAACTTATGTTCATAGATAGCTTGTTGAGGAATACTATTAGCAGTAAACTCATAATCTAATCCTTGGTTTTTTCTTAATTTATTTTGTACATCAATAAATCCTTGAGCAATACCTACTTGACCATTTGATGCAGAAGCAAATGTATCAACAATACCTCTTGTTAAAGCACCAATAGTTTTCTGTGTATCTTCTAGTAACTCAGCATCTGATTCACCATAAATAGAATCAAGAATTGGTCTATATTGTGTAATGACAAAAGGATTCATTCCTTCTGGATATGGATTTTCTTCTAAGCGGATTAATGTTTCTCCAACCCAAGTAGCAACAATAGGTACTAAATAACCATAATCATTAATATCATAATTACCCCAATACTCATAAGCAACTAATCTACTTCTACTTTTATCTTTAAAATTAAAGTTCTGATCTGTATTTGTTGATTTATGGTCTGTATCAGATAAGACATCATTACTAATATTAATGCTTTCTAAGTTTTGATAAATACCTTTTTTCTTTAATTCTGCTAAAGATGTTTCATAAGATACAATTATAAAATTACTCTTTTCAAAATCTCCTCCACAAGAAGGATCAAAATAAACATTCTTAGGGTGATGAATCTTTATATCAGGTTGGTTCTTAATAATCTTTTCTTGTTTTTCTTTTGTATAATCAACAATAACAACTTGAGTGATAATATTATTTTCTTCAAAATATTTTACACTTTCTTGTAACAAAGGATCTACATTACTAAACTCATTAGGATTAATATTTTTTAACTGTATTAGTTCTTGGATCTGATTAAATGCTTCTTCATCTTCAATTTCAGTGTAACTATAGATAGGTACATCAACTTCTACTTCTTTAGTTTCTCTGATCCAACAAACCTGTTTAATACATATTCCTTGATCAACATTACGTCTTACAAATTGATCAAAATATTTTACTTTATTAATCTTTGTATTGAATTGCCAATTTAAAACTAATTCATTATGTCTTGCACCTTTAACATCTTCAAATGTAATTGGTAATGCTTTAAATAAATTAGGTGTATTTAAAAATGGTTCAGTTAAACTAGGATACCTCCATTCAAATTGTTTCTGAATAGTCTTAGGTTGAAGAGAAGATTTACCTTGTCTTTTAGTAGGTTTATATTGTCCTACAACATTCTTTAAATCTTCCCATTTTTGGATCATAGAAACAAACTGTTTATGGTTATTTAAGCAATTATTATAATCTTGTTTTAAATCTAATAAAGAAGGTTCTTGTTTCCAACTTGTAAACTTTTGTTTCACATCAACCATTATATATGTATTCCTTTTTTATTTTTAAACTTGGTATGTAAATGAAATCCAAATTTTACCTGAACCACTTGCTTGACTAGCACATTGAACGTGTACTGCTGCTATATTATCTACAGCGGTAAGACGTATAAAATCTTCACTATCTTTAATATAACCACTTAAAACTTTACCAGGAGGTAACGATAAACTATCATAAGTAGCAACACTACAACCATATCTTAAATCACTAGAGGAACTTTGTGCTACATAAGGTAATCCATGAATTTGTGCATCACCATCTCCTGTAAAGAAATCCCAATCTAACACTAATGAACCAGTAACAAAACTATTTAATCTGCTATATGTACCAAATGCTCTTGTATAAGTAGCTGTACCTACTGCATCAGTACCTTTTAATTCAGGCACAAAACCAACATTATTTTCAACATTTTCTATATCTGTAAATTTAACTAAAATTTTTTTCCATCGTTTACCATCAGCACCAATAATGACTGTATCTCCATTATCAAGTGATGCTGAATCACTATAATCTACCTTATACTCTATATTTTTTACACCTGCTAAGAATATAACTTGTCCATTATAGCTAGAAGTAAATGCTCTTAATACAGTATTATCATTAATTACAGTAATTCTATTATTAACTGAAATTAAAACAGATAAATTATCATACACAGTTTTTACAACTTCGTATGATTTATTAAACTGATCATTTAATAATGTATTAACATTAGCATAAGGATTTAACATTCTATGAACCTATCTTTTAATTTTAATTAATCATACAGTAAATTTATAAAAAATATATAATTATTTTTTATTAATCTTATCTAGTATTCTATCAGTAATTGCTTTTAACACTTTTGGTAATGCTTCATCTGTTGTGTATCTTAATGTAGCATGTCCTACTAAACCAACTACTGTACAAATTAAAATACTAATATGTAGACTTGTACCATTATCTTTTAAAATAATTTCTGTAAGATGAGCGACAATAATACTAACAAAGACATATTTTAAAAAACCGTATTTTTCCCATCTTTTATTATCTAACAACATTCCAATGACTGCTCCTGAATAATACTGATAGTGTGTTTGTATATAAAATGTAATATCACACAAGTGTTGATAAAAAGATACTGATATAGGTTGTTTATTCAATTTATTGTCCTTACTTGAATTTGATATAGTATTTAAACTTCTCTATAACCAAGTACATTATCTTTCTTTAACCAAAGATAACATACTTTATTTTTTTGGTTTCCACCATATACTAATATATGTGTATCTCGTTGTTTGCCAGCATAAAATCCAACATGACCTTGCCATACTGAATTACCACGCTTTAATACAACAATACAACCAAGGTAAAGAACTTTAACTTCTTTACCCCAATTTAACCATGATCTTGCAGCTGCTGAACCAGTACCTTTAACATTTACTTGTTTACAGCACCAATTAACAAATGAACTACACCATGAAGTTTCATCATCTTTAGCTTTAAGTGTTGTAGCAGAGTGGTACTCAACAATTTTAGGATTATTAACTAAACCAATAACTTCTGCTACATTACGTTCTTTTAATGCTACTTCATATATAGATTGTTGTGTTGACATAATTTACCTCTAATTAACTATTGCATTTTGTATATTTGATGCTGTTGACGTTTTATTACCTTTAACAGCTTTAACTCTAAAATTATATGTACCTGTTGTAAGTCCAGTTACTGTAGTTGATTTAACTGTAGATACGCCATCATTAAATACAATCCAATCATCAGCAGCTGCTAATTTATATTCAATAATATAATTAGTTACACCAGTGTCATTGTATAATGCCCATAATAAACTTACATTTTCACCACTAACAGTTGGTACATCTAACACAGGTCCAATCATTAAACCTAATGAAACATTTGTAGTTGAACCATTACTATTAATAGCTACCACTTCAAATGTAAATTCACAACCTACATCTGTTGGTGTAAGTAAATATGTATATGTTGTTGTACCTGTAAAATTAACACCATCACGTTTCCATTGTACAACGTAAGAATCTACAGTATGAAACCATGTACCATTATCAGCAGTCAATACTGAACCAGTAAAAGGAGATCCAGTAATTTGAGGTCTGCCAGCAGCTGTAGCTGATAAAGCTGGATCTAATGGGAATCTTGCTATTGGGTACACAGGAGCAAGATTCCCAATTAAAATATTAATAACAGTATCTTTTGGACTATTACTAACAGAAGCTAATGTTTCTCTGATAGTAATATTATGTTTGTACCCTTCACTAAAATCTATATCAGCATTAACTAAAATATTATTACCAGATAGAGAAAATCTACCGCCAGCACCATTAACAAGAGATACTATTGAACCATCTTGAAAATTAAACAATGTGCCAACAACCGTACCTATAGAACTATGTTCTCGTACAATATTATTTGTTATATGTACTCGTTTTAATGTAACACTTTGTACACCTAATAAATCACTAAGTATAGGTATTAAAGGTTTACTTAAATAATAATGTCCTAACTTACTAGGGTGAACTACATCGCCATCAGCGAATAACCCATTAGCACCAGTAGTAATTGTACCTGTTAGTGGGTGAAAGTTAGCGTGTGTTTTACTAGGATCAGCAAAATCACAAAGATAATCTACACCATAACTTAAACAACCTGTTGCAGGATCTCTTCTTTTTTGATTAAAATCATGTATTCGTTGGTTCAAAGTAGTATCATCTGTTCGTCTTATATCAGTTACTGCAATAATTTTTGTATTCGGGTGATCTTCTTTAAATTTTAATATAGCATCTTTTTCTATATCAAATAACTCTTGGGCAGTTAGTGATGTATCATAAGCAGTATCATTTGTACCAAAGCCTATTAAGATAGCACTATTAGTATTTAGATTCATAGTCTTGTATATCTGATTGTATTTTAAATTAAAGACATGGATAAAATCTACTTGATCTTCTGTACCTACAGTATTTGCATAACTTGCACCACCAACAGCGATTTTATGTACTGCTATTTTATCACCAAGAAACAGTCTATCACCTTCAGGACTCACTGGTTCTTTAGAATTAAAATAAGATTCTGATCTTACATTTGTATCAACAGCTTCTATAGCTAATCTTGAATAATGAAATTCCTCCATACCATCAAAATTAAGCGTATAAATTTCTGTAGATGTAGGTGTTTTAATTCCTACACCATAATCAATACTGTCTCCTGCTATATAAACATTAAATAGTGAAGGGTGCATATGTTGTTGGTTTGGAGTACCATTACCAGTACCGCTAATAATATTAGTTGCTGAAGCAGTAGCTTCTTCAGCATCATCTAAATAAGGTAATAAAGCATTTTTTAATGCGGCTGATACTTTTAATACTGTACTTTTTGGTGGAGGTAACGCACTACTATAAGCTTCAGCAAGATCTGCTGACCTACATAAAGCAACAGTTTTATTACCAACTAATGTACCAATAGCTTCAATAGTTTGCCGTTGAGTTAATGTAGTAGGATAAACATTATCACCTACTGTACTATTAACTATAGGCGTACTATCATTTACAGATCTCAGAGTATCTGTTTTACATTTAATATACCAAAATTCTGTAGCTTCTGTCATTTAATAAATATTCCCATGTCTAGCGTTATATTCTGCTACTACTAATGCCATTTGTGAATTAGATAATCTAGTGTTAAATAATGCTACAGCTTTTAATACTGTATTGTTTACAAACCGACCTGTTGCTGCACCAGTACCACTACCTTGACCCATCATGTGTAATTTTTGAGCAGCATTAGTTGTTGTACTATTATAATTTAATGTAGAGTTAGCTTGTGTTGTTGAATCACTCCAGAAAGCACAAGTATTCGTTCCACCATTAACATTACAACCAAAACCTATGTAAGTAGGAGTATTTAATACAGCCGTTGCTGCTGTTGTTGGAGAAGTAACATTAGTTGTTCCCCCTCGTTGACCCATTCTTAATACTTCTGAGCTACTTACATAACCGTCTATACCAACTTCATTAGAACCATTTTTTGTAGTAAATAATATTTGAGAACTTGCACCATCTTTAATAGCTTCAAAAAATGCTACAATAGTAAATGCTGATCCACCAGAACTTTTATGAATATTGTTTAAAAATGTTGTATTAGCACCAACAAGCGTTAAATGATCACCACCATCAAAAGTTATTTTACCACTTGCTGTACCAGCAATTCCACTAAATACAGGGAATGTTGTAGCAAGAGATCCATCACCAAATTGCATATTATAAGCAGTTTGTCCTGAACCATCAGCAGGAGATGTTACTAAATTCTTTAATACAGTACCTGTTCCATTATAAGAAGCCAATACTGTTAAATCTATATCCATCACACAAGATTCTAACCCTGATACAGTTTGTAAGTTTCTTGCAGTAACTGGAGTTTCTGCTACAGTTGGTGTAGCTTCTGCACTCTCACCTTGAGAATTAACAGATGTAACATTTACTTCATAAGAAACATTATTCGTAAGACTTGTAATTAATGTTTGTAATGTTCCTGATCCAGCAGGAATATTAGCAAATAATGTGTAAGCATTGCCTGAACCAGCAATTCTATAATAAACTTTATGTGTTGTAATTGGATAACCATTAACATTAGGTGCTGTCCATAAAACAAGTAAACTATTTGAACCAGAAACTACTTGTAAATCATCAATAGCATCTGGAGGTCCTGGATTAGCAGTAGGTGTAGTTTCTGCAATATTAGACCATAAACCTACACCAATAACATTTGTTGCTTTAACTCTAAAGTTGTACAACAAATCATTAGTTAATCCTGTAATTGTTATACCAGCTGTTGATGATACACTATCTGTAAAATCTAACCATGTACCACTAGAATTTAATTTATACTGATACGAGTAATCAGTAATAGCTTTATTATGTGCATTAGGAGCAGTAAAAGATATAATAGCACTATTATTAGCAGTAGTTGCTGTAATTACTGGAGCATCTGGAATATCTAATCTTGTACTTTGTAAGTAAGCTAATTGATTGGTAATGTACGCTAATTCAAGTGAATCTTGAATAATCATTTCAGACAATACACCATCAAATTTTGAACCAGAAGCTCCCTCAATCCCATCTGCCCCTAATATAACTTGTTTAAGTGGGAATGTAGCAGTAGAGGTATAAGGTGCTGATACCGTACTTGTATCAACAACATTACCGTTAACATATATTTTTGCTATATCATTTTCTCTATCAATTAAAAATCCTAATGTGTACCATGTATCAGCAGCAAGGGCATTTGTTGCAAGTTTAATAACTGTTATTGCTCCAGTATCTGCTCCATTAGGACTCATAGATATTTGTGGTTTTAATCCATTAAGAGAAAATTTACCTCTAGCACCACGAATCTCAAAAGTATTTAATGAAAGTAATGTACCATTACCACTTGTAAAAATATTACAAGCAAAAAATAATCCAGTTTTATTTTCTGTAAATCCAGGTAAAGGATATAATTCCATAAACCTATCTGCTATATCCGTAGTATTACCAAAATTAATACCATCAGATAATTTAAATGGTTGGTAATCTTTTACAGGTTGTTCAAAAAATCTATAACCACTAACTAAATTAGGAGCATAAGATAAACTGTCAAAAGCAAAATCATCATACACATTTGAACCAGAATTAAAATCAAACCAATAAGTAAAATCATTAGCTAAGAAAGGTGCTTTTGTATAAACTTGGTTCACACCTTTATATATTTTATCCACCTGATTACTACCAACATAATATTTTGCAATATTATTTATACCTAATTTCATAATCTTTATTACCTACTGTACTTTATTTTAATAACTTGAAATAGTATATTTATCTGCATACCAATTCATCATATTCTCAATTTCAGTTTCTGTTAATGCCGTTGTATTACTAGAACCCATAGATAAAGAATATAAATCCATATCAACAGGAACATGACCTTGTGCTGAATTAAAGAATGTCCAAGGAGATCCATCTGCATCAGTGTTTGTAGATGCTCTTGTTAAGCCTTTAGCTCTATTTAATGTAACGGAGTTAATAGGACCTCTATTAACTTTAATAAAAGCAATAGAGTTTGACCCTACAGGCGGGTTATAATCAATAGCTACAAAAACAATATGTTTCCTATCATAAGGAATCTCTGCTAATGTTGATGAACTACCATTAGGAGATCCTGCTTCAAGCGAAGCAATAATACGAGATTTACCATCATCGTGGTGAAAATATACTGATCCAGTGGGTTGTGATGTAAACTTAATACCCTTAAAACTTACACTATTAGTCGCTACTCCTACACTATCAATAGCATCTTGTAATGTATTATGTAATCGACAAGTTGTAGCATGACCAGGTTTACGAGTAATATAGTATAAACCTTCATTTGTTAATTCAGCTGGTAGTGTTGTACCAGGTGGACTCCATAACCTTAATCTATCTAAATCTACTGCACCTAAACGAGTTACTTCACCTTGAGTAGAACCACTAATATAGAAATCTGAACCAAGTAAAATACCATTAGGAGATGGTAAGAAAGTATTATTATCTTTAACAGTTAAAGTGTTACCTCCTCCATCTGGCTCAATCCATTCAATGTAATCATTAAATACTTGTGTTTGTCCTACAAGTGTAGGAGCATACAACATATAACTACCACTACCTATAGCACTAGGTATTATAATGTGTAAGTTTGCTTGGGCATCTGTTAATGTATTATGTAATGTAAAAGTATAAGAGGATATTTTTCTTATAAAATAATCTGTTGTTGTATCAAAAATTGTCGGTAACACAGAACTATTAATTAATTTAAATCTTACTTTATCTCCAGTAGTAAATTTATGTACACCTTTTTCTTCACTATTTCTTTCAGATAAAGTAATTACTCCTGTTGATGTACTAAAGTCAGAAAAATTTACTTTATGTTTTTTAACATTTCTAGTTTTAATCTTTCTTGTTTTACAAACAAACATTAACCAAACATATCTTTTCAATCCACACTCTAGTCTACCAGCTGCTTTATTTGTATTCATCTGTAAAGTTTTACCATAAATATTATACCAACCAGAAAGATCATTTTTACATAATCCTCCACCAGTGTATAAATATTTATCCCCATCACCATCTGTTTTACGAATCATATATGCGTGTCTATTTACTGTACTTGGTGTTACCATATTATAACCATTTTTCACATCTACAAGGTGTGACAATGTTTGCTCATGTGTAACTGTATGTGTACCTGATCCAGAAGTTGTAATGTCAATAGAATTAAGTGTTTGAAAATAATGTTGTGCAGGAAATATATTTTCACCAGTAATTACAGTTTCTAACAAAGATGCGTCAGCATCAGTAGCTTTAGGATAAACTTTATAAACACCTGTAGTTGTAGGTGATAAAAAATATTCTGTATTAGTCTGTAATGGTGCTGGTAATGTACCTGTTGTTGTAAATGTTACAGGTATTGCTCCTTGAACCAAACCTTTAGGATAACCCGTAGGTAATCCTGGTGCTGCAAATTGTGGGTCAGTTACTGGAGTAATTTCATTTGTAGCTGTATTTACAGTAAACGTACTAGAATAATTATAAACCGTATTAGCTGCATTATCAGCATGATATGTAGCAAATGTTTGAGAAACATCTACAGGATTTACCATAGAAGGCGGTGTTACTAATGTTGTGTATGCAATCTCAGCACCTAAATAAATTTTATCTATCTGTGTGTTACCTACATAACAAGCTGAAATAGCACCATTACCTATTTTCATATTAACCCACTATAATATAAAATGTTGTAGGATTTTTTGTTACAATAGCGTCATATTCTGCTTGGGTCAAAGAAACAATATTAGTAATAGCATCAGCTCCAGTAATACCAGTAATATCTGACGTAGGTGTAATACCTAACTTTGTATTTAATGCAGTAGTGTATGAAGCAGTAGTTGCTTGTAATACACTCGAATATGCTTGAACATTCGTACCAATAGCTAAACCTAAATTTGTTCTTGCTGTAGAAGCACTAGCTAAATCAGATAGATTACTTGCTTTTTGACAACTAACATCAATAACACTATCAATAGTATCAACAACACTATCAAAAGCATTTTGTACAGGAACTCGTACATCAGCAGGAGATACTGCTCCACTTGTATTATCATTAATATTATTTGTTGCTAATGTCTTAAATGTTCCAATATCACTTTTAAGTGTAGCAATTACTTTAACTGTCATTTATGCGAATCCTCCGCTGAATCCATTACTAAAACTAATATTACCTTCTTCAGGTGGTGGGCTATTAACGAGAACTTCAAAACCTATAGAAAATCCATCACTAAAAGAATAATATAAAGGAGAGGTACTTTCTATAATAGTACCAAACACATTATTTAAAGGAAGTCTTAATACAGGTTGTAAAACTAATTTAAACATACTATCTCTATATTAATAACGTAATACTGCATAAGCATTACCACCAGTAACTTGTAAATCACCACGAATTAATTTTGATCCAGCAACCCATAACTGTCCAGCAGGAATTTCAGCTGAAATAACACCAAACACTGTATCATTTATATCATTAGGTTTCATTTTTAATAAAACTGTAACAGCATTATTTGGATCTGCTCGTATGTACAATTCATAATCGTCTACTAGAGTATCTTGAGCTACTCCATTTACTAATGATAAACTTTTTGTACGTTCCCAACTCATTATACAAATCCTTTTTGTTCTAAATGATAATTACTATCTTGAAAGTCTGGTGTTAAATTACTACGAATAATCTTATTACCTAATTCAGTGTATTGTACTAAATTGTTTTGTGCTTCTGCACTATTCTTACCCAAGTCTAAATAATATTTACTAGCTATTAAATATTTTAACATCTCATACATAATAGGAGGTAGTGATATAATATCTGTATTTATTGAACCAAGAGATAAAGGAATATGATCAGCTAAATAAACTACAGAGAAATAATCTCCAATATTTAAATGACTAAACTGAACACAGTCAAATGAAATAGTATGAACAGATGAACAATTTAATCTATCATTGATTAATAAGTCACACCCATACTGATCAAATATATTAACTATCTTTATTATATAAGGATAAAATGGAGCATGAACAGTATCTTGTATGTATTTATTTGTAACAACTGTTGGATCACTTAAAGCATATTCTTTGCGTAAATAATATTCGGTATAAGGAGGGAATAACTTTAGCAACACAGACTTCTTTAACAAATAATATTCTGAATATAAGTTTGTTAATGCTTCGTTTGTATAAACAATTAATTGATCAATAAAATTTGTTTTAAATCCAGTAGTTTGATTAAGATCTACAGCAGCTGTATTCTTTAATCGTGTAAGAGCTAATTGTTTTAAGAAGTCTTTAGCTAACATTATCAATCTACTATATATGAATTTATTTGATTGTACTCATCTTCAAAACTATTGTCAAAATAAATATTGTTACTATTATCACTTTTTCTAGTGTTACTATCTAATGAAGGTTTAATCATATTCATTTCTTGTAACATAGATATTGTATCTAAACAATCATCTTTACCCTTTAATCCATTAATTGTAGCTAAATTAATTTCACTTAGAAATTCTGATACAGTAGTAGTTTCTTTTAATTCAGTAGGAAAATGTATCTTACCTTGTCTAAACAATGGTACTACTAAATTAAACCTACTTAACTTATCCCCTGTGGGGTAAATACCTAATTCTGTTTTACCCTTCTGTCTAGCTATATTAAAAAATACATTTCTTCTCATCTGTTCCTTTTCGATCCAAGATATAAATCCTCCTTGTTGTCCTGATCTCTCAATACCTACAGTTTGTGGTTTATATTCCTGACAAAAATCAAATAACTGATCAATCGAAACATCTACAGTCTGTCTTTTACAAATACCATCTACCCAGAAATAATCTCCATTATTACTATAAGCCCAAACAGATATAACATTATAATCTGCTGTTTTCTTTTCCGATGTAGCAAAGTCTGTTGTTATATAAAAATTAAAATTATATTTTTGCTTTAACAAATCCACTCTACTGAACCAACGAATCTCATTATCTTGGATCAATCTATCTTCTGGTGATGATATTCTTAACATCATTTCTTGTTGAAATGCCCCTGATTGCCCATTTAAAGATAATTTATTATATGTCTTTAACAGTGCATCATAACTAAATCTTTCTTCCCATGCTCCTTTAAAGTCTTGTTTATCACAAGGAAACTTCTCACAAACAGGAAACACATTAACATAATATGCTCCAGATTCTGCTGCTTTATATAATGGATCTTCTTTATTAAACGGAGTACCATTCCATATAATCTTTTTCTGTGACATATCTAATGCTGGTTCAAGACTCTTATAAACTGTATCATTTATATCTTGCATAATTGTAGTTGATTGACTGTTCTTATCAGAAATCAAATCATCAAGTATTGCAATCTGTGGGCGTTTACCAAACATCTTTTTACCACGAATACTGCTTGTAACACCAAACAAGTTAATACCTAATTGATGTCCTCTTTTATTAGTAAACTCTATATATGGATCAGTAAATATAACTTTAGGTAACCACTCTTGTAAGAATGGAGATTTATCATAACGTGATTCCATATTCTTTCTTAAAGACTTAGCTCCATTCTCCATAGTATCATTAATAGATAATACGCCAGTAACTTCTCCAAAGTTAGGTAACTCTTCTTCTATTGCTAAGATAGGTAAAAAGAACTCACAAAACAATGATGTCTTACCTGAACCACGAAACACTAAATTAATTATATCTAATCCTTTAGATTGTATAATTGCATCTAACATTTTTAAATGTATTATTGGAGTAGGGTGCGATTCAGGATTATCTTTAGTAATTAATTTCATATAAGATAAATATTTAAGTACATATTCTGAAGGAATATAATTATCATTCAGATCTCGATAATCAATGTTATTTAAATACTCATCAACACTTATTGGTTTAATCATATCAACTTATCTCTTTTGGTGTAACATCAATAATAGATTGTCTAGCTACATCTTTAGCACTACTACCATTATTAATTTGTTGCATCTGTGCAGAAGCTAATTGTCTTAATGTTTCTTTTAAATCTTTAAGATCACTGCTATCTTTAGTACCGATCTGTAATTCAATCTGTTTTGTTTCTGGTCTCTTTAAATGTGTTAATAAACTATTAGCTGCATCACATTTTACTTTATCAGACTTAGCTGTAAACATAAGATCAGCTTGAACATTAATAGCTTGCTGGTATATATTAGCATTTAAAACATGAACAGGTATTAGTGTTTGATCCAGAATAAGATTAACTAACTTATTTTTATTATAAGCAGCAACATAAGAAGATATATCTTTATCTGATACACCTTCTGCTATTAAATTCTGGTATCTTTCTGGGAATGTAAGTTTATAACTATCTTTATTACTATACCCTAATATCTTATAACTAACATATTTCACAGCATTAAAATAATCTAATACTTTAAACTGACCATCTCTTACTACTGTTGAATAAGATACAAAGTTATTTCTAATTTCTTCTGCTACAATAGGATTATCAGATACTTCATTAAATAATCTTACAAACTCATCATTAATATGTAACTTAACTTGTGTAGGTAAAGATCTTTCAATATCTTCTTTTGACAACATATAATAATTTTCCTATACTATTTAAGTTAGTATTACTCAACAGGAAAAATAATGCAAGTAGATTTACAAACACTCATAAAATATCAAGGTAACTATTTAAATGGAGTATCACATTTCTTAAGAGAATTAGCTTATGAACCAGAACTAAAAGATATTATAACATATATCTTTCTTGAACCAAACAATAAGACATTATCCTTAGTACATACTGATACAAAAACTTATTCTGATAAACTATTATTTAATATTCCCATTGATTTGTTTTCACTAAATAATGTTATAACATCATACAATTTATTTTACAAAGATAAAGATAAAGTGGTATCATTATTTGATGGACAAGGATTTATCAAACTATCATTTATAGAATATATAAGGAATCTCATTAATGAAACCAAATAAACTTACAGAATACAAATCTATTAAAGATTTAAAAATTAACACACCTTATTTATTTTACGGTAAAAATAAAAAAGGAGGTACATTCTATTCTACAGGTTATATCTCTGAAGAGGAATTATACGACCATAATCCAAAGAACATAAAGAAAGAAATGAAAGTTAGACTAGATGCAGATATGTACTCTAATCCACCAGAGGTAACTCATTATTTAGAACTAGAGTATTAGTTAATTATCATAGTAAAAATATAATGATCCATACAAAACAATATATGAAACAAAACTATAACTGCACAGTTAAGTTAAAGAATAGTAATCTTATCCTTTTTGAACCAAACAATAAAGAACAAGAATCTGCTGATAGAATTATTAATACATTACCTAGTAGAGATATAGAAAATATTATTGTTTGTGGATTTACTAAAGATGGGTTACCATTCTATAATCATTCATTAATGAATAAGTCTATATTAAGTCTTATACTATTTAACGTACAAGAATATATTAAAGATTCATTATTGGAGTAATACAGTGTTACAAGATGAAGATGTAAAAACTATAATAAACATTGATTTTAATAAACTATCTGAGTTTAAAGATTATCTATTATCCTATGACATACATAATTATATCTTAGATATTAATGATGGTTATAGATTAATAATCTACTACAATTATAAAATATTTACCTACTCAAAAATATCCATTAAAAGTAATATTATGTTGTTGCAATTAACTCATGTTGAACCAGTAAAACAATTTGATAATATTTACTGTTTATAATTAATAATGTATGTTAAGATAATTTATTCTCCTAGATTGTTATGGATAAACTTCTACCTAGTAAAATAAATTACTAGGTATTTTTTTGTGTGAAATCTATATAATATAGTGATAAGTATAGAGTGTAAATATCTAATATTTTTTATTATTAATTTTCTATAGAATATAGGTTTATATGCAGAGTGTTCCTCCTAGGGAGGTATATATACAAATAAATTATATCCCCCCCCCTATACATCGTATAACACAGTATGCAAGCATACCAGTGGCAATCATGCCTAACAATATAGGAGAACATACCATGTCAGGTATCTTTAAATCATTCCAATCTACAACTGTACAGACTCTTACATCAGTTGGATCAGCATTCAATATGATCAATGATGGAATCACTATGGCAGCAAATGTCATAGAACGTCATAAACATAGTCAGCTTGTAAATAAGCAAGCAGACATTGATACTCTTGTCACCAATCATCGTAAAGAATTGGTAGCAACAGTACAACAAACATACAAAGAAGTCCTTGATTTAAAAGAAAAAGAACAAAATACTTTTAACATGGCACTAGAACTTCTACAATTCGATGAACTTCTACGCATCAAAGCCTAAACATATACTAAAGACTAGAGAGCAATCTCTAGTCTAACTTTTTTAACACATAACACATTGGATAGTATATAGATTGCGTAAGTAAGCTATTTATCTAGTGTATCTTAAAGATTATCTATGTGTCATCATTGTTGTCAGCAAGCTGACTTGTGGTAATAATAATTTACCTTACTGCAAATATAATTAACAACATATAACAACAGGAGAATATATATGTTACATTATGAAACAACAATCCAAGAAGATAGATCACTGGTTCAAACTCATTTGAATCTATCTCGTAAACCTATACCAGAACCAGATCATATCAGTGATGTTATAGAACAAGCAATTACAGATATACAAACAATCCTTAAAGGAGATATGTATGCAAAATAATAAAATTCCAGTAGAACTTGTACAAAACTTATTATCAACTGAACCAGAAGATGAAGCATATTCATCAGACTTTGGATCAGATAATCAATCAACAAATGAAAGTAAATAACATGAACAAACAATTATTAATAACAACAGGAATTACAATATCATTAGTATTAATAGTAGCTTACAATGTAATAAATTACTTCTCATTACCAGAAGTACATACAAACAGTTATGGTGATTGTATCAGAGTAATTAATCATTCTGATACAAAATATGATTGTGAAAATATGCCAGATAAATTCATTAATTATGTGGTTCAAATATAAGTAAAATATCAGCTAAAGCACATATATAATTATATGTGTTTTGTGGTGTTTTATAATACCAATCAATAACTCAGCTATATCTCAGGAGAAATTATATGGCTTACATTTCAAAAACAAACAGAACAGCAGACATCAATAAAGCATTTAACATATTCAATACAGAAGATGTTAAACCAACAACTGAACCAAAGAATAACATTTGGTTAAATATTGGTATCATAACAATGGTAGAGAATGAAGATGGAATAGAAGAAGAACAATTCATTAGTTTACCAATTAATATATCATTAGATATGATTCAAAACTCTACTAATTATAAATATTTAATGAGTGGTAAATCTTTATCACCATTGAGTGTTAAAAAGAGAAATCTTATTAAAGCAATCGAAAAACAAATGTCAACTTTAGACAATAATAATCCAACTTATGATTCAAAATTGAATGTACAATTCTACAAAGAATTACCAAAAGAAGCTCAAATTATTGAAAATGAAGATGAATTTATTGATCTAATTTAAGCTCAACTTTATATATCAAAACCTAAAGACTAGATTTTTAATATTTTACAAAAATACCTAAACATACACTAAACAACAACATAGAGAAATCTGTGTTGTTGATTTTTTTTTGTAAAAACAGATAGTAACCTAAAGATTAACACCTTAAATTTATAAAAAAATACCTAAAGGATACCTAAAGAATGGAAACAATCTCACTAGAAGAACTTATTAATCTATTATCGAATGATGGATATGATCCATATGCTAAATTAACATACACTCGTAAAGGTACAACTTATGAAATAGATAATACAGATAATTTTAATTGGTACATTAAAGAATTGGTAGAACATAAAATGAATACATATAAATTAGATAAATTAGTTATGTTTTTAAAAAGTGAAACAAAATTCTTTAAACATATTCCTTGGGACAATAAAATATTTATTAAAAATATTGATCCAATACATTTAACTATGATTAATCGAGAGTTAATAGATAAAGAATTTACAACAAGAACTTTAATAAAAGAATACTGTAAAAAAGTATTTACACCTATTACAGCACTTGATTATTTAAAAGAACATGATCCAACATTAGAAATATCTGTTAGTTTAATGGACGCAAAAAATGAACATATTCTAAATGTTACATCAGTAGATTTAGCTGATGTATTATTTAAACATAAATTAGAGTTAGAAGTAGATAAAGCATTAGAATCATACAACTGGGAGTAAATAATATGGACAATGAATTAGAACAACTATTTGATAACAGACTTAAATTTAAATTATTATTGGATACATTAAATAATCCAGATTTAATATCTTATTTAAAAGATAATAATATACCAGAGAAATTTGGTCTTATGTTATTGGTTCAGATGAACTTATTTGAGATAGCTAATATAGAAACACTTGTAGGTGTATTACAGACACAATGTGATAACATACAAGAATGTGCTAATCTATTAGAACAAGCAATAGAACTAGATCTTGTAGATTATAATGGTGATTGGTTCATTGTAAGACATAAATTCAAACCAGATTTATTACAGAAAGTTAAATCATTAATATATCCATTACCAATGACTACTGAACCAGTAACATTAAAAACTAACAATGATAGTGCATATAGTTATATTGGTTCAGAAAGTGTAATACTCAAACCTAAATTAAATTATCATAATAATGAAGTATGTTTATCTCATCTTAATAAAATGAATAAGATTGCTCTTAGTATTAATAATATTAATAAGACTAAAAATAAAGTTAAACCAAAGAAAGACGATACACAGTTAAAAGTGAACCAGAAACAACAAAGACTTAATAAATTTATGTCTGAAGTTAATGATGTTTATAGTCATCTTATGATGCAAGGTAATAAGTTTTATCTAGCACATAGATATGACAAACGAGGTAGAATATATTGTTCTGGTTATCATATAAATTATATGGGAAATGAGTATCAAAAATCAATAATTGAATTATTTAATAAGAAAGTAATCAAAGATGAGTAAATTTATAATAAATCTAATAACAACTGTTTTAGCTAGTTTTGTATTAGCATATTTGTTTATAGGATTAACAAATTGTTTTTATTGGTTTACTTTTCAGTATTTACCTTATGTAATAAATTTTACAGAAAGTAAACCTGTTAGTTTTATAGCTTTGTTAAAATTTACTTTAATAGAAAGTATAACGGTAACACCTATAATAACTGTTGTAATGTTAATGATGGAATATAAATCAAATAAGGATAAATAATATGGGAGCAGGTTGTTACTATACAAACAAATACTATGATAAAGATAACCATGAACAGTATGTTAAAGCTGTATGGTTAGATATTGATCCAGAAGATGAATATGATTATTCTGATCAAATGAGTAATCTATTTCATGATTTAAAATCAATATTAAATGTAGTTTATAGTGATGATAAAGATTATGAAATTCAAACCTTATTATATAAAATATCATTTGAATCAACATATTATGGAGATGGTATCATTATTAAACAAACGTGTTTATTAAATGATGCAGACTATCTTGAACCAAATGAAATAAAACTAAGAAACTTAGCAAACTATAACTTTGAAAAGAATTATTATTCAATGATTAATAAACTTTGTAAACTTGGTTATAAGTTTAGAATAGCAACAAGTAATTACACGTCAGGAGAATATCAACTATGATAGACAGAAATAAAATAACTTATAAATTAAAATTTTATACAAATTCATTAATTGATAATAAAATTTTTAATTTTACAACAAAAGAGTTTGAACCAATATGTTATAACCCATTTGATTTTAATATAATTAAAACTAGAATAGATCATATTTGTTTTTCTGATACTTTAATTAATTCAGATGAAATAGGATTCAATACTATTGGAGAAGTTATTAATAATCCTAGTCACATATTATTTAAAATAGATTATTGTTATGAAACATTAAAAATATTTAATCAGAATAATATATACCTTTTAGATTCTAAAGAAGATCAAAAAATATTAGATAATTTAGATGGTATATTAACATCTAATATTACTAAAACATTACCTCTAACATATATTTTTAAAAAGTATCTTATATTAACAAAAAATAATATAATAAAGAAATTTTTAGATGTATATACTATGTATAGTGATCTCTATATTTCTGATCTCGAAGAGTATTTAGATAAAACTAAGTGTTTAGAATATATCTTAGACAATGTAATTTTCTTTGTAAAACCTTTTAATAATTTTAATAATAATGAATACTATTTAATAATAGATAAAAAAACTTATACATATAATGAAATAAAAGGATTAATTAATAATGAATGACAATGAATTATTGATCCAATACCTATTAACTAAAAGAAAATTAAAACAGCTATCGAAATACAATGATAGCTGTTTTTCTTTGATTCAACTGTTTTTAGAACAACACCTTAATTCTTATGAAACAGAAATTCTTAACAGAAGATCTGTATCAAATGATATAAGAATACATAAATACTCACATGAAGTATTTAATAATAGAAAATATAAATATAATTAATAAAGATATATAATATGGCAAAACAAATATCTGTAAAAAGATTTAAAAAAACTAATTTAAAAGAATGTCCTAAATGTAAAACAGATAAATTATATATAAGATATAGATCTGGACTCTCAAAAAATAAAGTACCTTTTTTCTTTGGTTCAATAAAATGTTTAAATTGTAGGCATTTAGTAGAAGCCACAAATCCAACAAAATTAATTAGAATATTTGGAAAAAAAGATAATGATAACAATTTATAGATATTCAAACTTTAGAAGATTATATATAAAGAAAAAAGGATTTATAAACTACAATTACATATATTCATTAGTATGGAATAACATACCATTTCAAGTCTTGGATCATAAAACAAATATTGATCTAACCTATCCTGTAAAAATATCAATGCTAAAGGAACACTTACTAACAAATAAACATAAATTATCTGATGATAAAATCAGAGAACTATTACAAGCTACAGACTAAATAAATTCAATAATAGGAAAAGTATTATGACAATTACAAAGTACACAGGTTTACAGTATTTAGCTATCGACATAGCAAATAACTTCTCTAAAGATTTAGAAAAACAAAACTTTGAAGTCAGACTTGAATGGTTTGAAAACAATAAAAATAACCTTTCTGAGCTTAATAACCAAGCAGATGAACCAAACCTATACCTATGTGGTTTACAAGCCTATAATGACTATTTAAATGGATCTCCGTCAGGTTATCTTATATCACAAGATTCATGCTCGTCAGGAATACAAATATTATCAGCATTTATGGGTTGTAGAAAATCAGCAGAAGTGTGTGGGTTAATATCAACCAACAGACAAGATGCTTATACCAACATTTATAACAAAGTTGTTAAAGATGATAGGTTAGAACGTAAAGATGTAAAAGAAGCTATAATGACAGCATTTTATAGCTCTACAGCACAACCCCAAAGAATATTCGGTAAAGGTGAGTTGTTGGATCAATTCTATCAAACACTTGAATCAGATTTACCTGGAGCATATTTACTAAACAAATCAATAGAAACTCTTTGGAATAATAAAACATTGGTTCACGAATGGATTATGCCAGATGGATTCCATGTTTATATCCCTGTTAAAGAAAAGGTAGAGAAACAATTTACATTCTTGAACCAACAACATAAAATCATTGTTGAAGAAAATAAATACTCTAATAATTACAGATCTCTTACTGCCAATGTTTGTCATTCGACTGATGCTTTCATTGTTAGAGAGATGGTTCGGAGATGTAATTACAATGAAGATCAATTATTAAATATCTTAACTCTATCACCAAAAGAACATGATGGTAGAGAAAGAACCAAAGATGTTAAACTGAATAACTTATTAATGTTACAAAAAGAAACTAAGTTTTATAGCTTAGAGATCTTAGAATACATTGATGAGTATAATCTTAATTTAATTGATATGGTTCAGTTAAGATCAATAATTGAGTCTTTACCTAGTGAACCATTTGAAATGTTAGTGATTCACGATGCGTTCAAATGTTTACCTAACTATGGTAATGATGTTAGGCAACAATATAATAATATTATGGCTGAAATTAGTACAAGTAATATTTTACAGTATATTGCTAGAACATTAACAGGTAATAGTAAAATTGCTGTTGATAAGATTGAAAATATTTCTAATGATATTAGAAATTCTGAATATGCGTTAAGTTAGTAACTTTAAATCAAACATACATATTGTTGTGTGTTTGGTTTTTAATTTTATAAAGAATAAGTAAATAGTTATGTTTAGAAAAATACCTATAATAGAAAAATTTATACAAGAACACTATACAACTTGGTTTTCTGTTTTTGAAAAACGTAATGGATTGGTTTTTAGAATTTCACAGTGTGAAACTTATAAAGAAGCTTTACATTGTAAACAAAAACATGATTCAGTACAACAAAATGATTTATTTGAACCAACAGATGATAACATATTTATTGAAGAAAACATAGATAAATTTCCTTATATTGAAGAAGATGAAATTAAATATCTTGAAGAATTTAAAACATTATTGAATGACTATATAGAAAGAAAAAAACCATTACGTTTGTTGAATAAACTTTAACATTATGTAATGAACAAAGATAATTTTTTGAACCAAGATAGTAAAATTATATAACCTATTATAT